ATATTTAAAAGAGCTACTGGCACCATAAGTGCGCCATCTCCTAGTGCAGGTACTCCTACCGGTTGGTTTACCAATGTAGCAAATGTTACCGGCTCTGGTAAACTTTACATGTCGATTGGTACAAAAGCTAGTGGACAAAGCGTATTTACATGGGGAGAGCCTAAACCTATAGAAGGAGAAGATGGAAATGGGTTTGCCGAAGTTTATGCTTATAGAGTTCGTTTGGCAAGTGCGCCAAATGCTTGGGATCCCGGCGCCGCCGTCGGTAATACTACTTTTAACTTTACAAATAGTACTTTTACTGTTCCTACTGGTTGGAGCAACTATCCTTCTGAATTACAAAATGAAGAAGATAAATTATATGTAATTTTGGGCACAGCTAGTGGTAAGGGATCTAGTGAAACGTTAACTTGGGGCGCTCCGGTTCTTCAGAATATAAATCAAAAAGGAGACTCTGTTACTGTTACAAATACAAGTACAACAAATGGAGTTACTACTGTTACTTTTTCTGATGGTACCTCTATAACCATTGATGATGGGGACCCCGGCACTTCTGAAGGTGTAGTAGTTGTATACGCAAGTAACTCTAGTGGTGCGGATAAGGATTTTAATCAAGGAGACTTAGAGTACGTTCTTTATTATGAATGGACAGGCACTAAACCTACAAACGTTAATGATATCTCAGGAACTTGGGTTAAGTTTACAGGAGACTCTGGAGCTTCTATCATTCCGATTTATTCGGATAGAGCAGATCCTACTAGTACTGACCATCTTTCCTTCGCTTCTGGAACTAATAAATTTGTAACTTTTTTTGAGTACACAGGTACTAAGCCTACTACTCTTACTGCTGAAATGCATCAAGCGACTTTTGTTCCTTTCGTAGGAGCCTCTGTTACTGTTACAAATACAAGTACAACAGATGGAGTTACTACTGTTACTTTTTCTGATGGTACTTCCATGACCATTGATGATGGAGCAGGAGTAAAAGTATTTTATTCTGATGCTGCTAGCGGGGGCACTATATCTACTACTCCAGGAGACAACGACTTTATAAAATACGTAGAGTATACTGGAGATGCTCCCACTACTACAGATAATACTGGATTTGTAAGATTTACAGGAGACTCTGGAGCTTCTATCATTCCGATTTATTCGGATAGAGCAGATCCTACTAGTACTGCCCATCTTTCCCTTGTCCCGGGCAACAATCAGTATGTTACTTTTTTTGAGTACACAGGTACTAAACCCACTAGTAGCACTCTTACTGCCGCAATGCATCAAGCAACCTATGTAAAATTTATAGGAGACGGAGAAGACGGAAATAATGCTCCTAAAGTTGCAACAGGATTTGTTTATAATACAAGTGATGCTAATAACCCAACTGCAGCTTCCTATAGCTTTAATCCTACAAGCCCGGGCTTTTCTAATTTAACAAATGGTTGGACAGAGAATCCTCCAACTTTTAATAGTACAAATAATATTATTTATTATGCTAGATATACTGTCACAGAAAATGTTAATTCTAATAATGAGCCAACAGGCACAGGAAGTGGTAACAATATTCAGTTCGGAAGTGTGCAAACAGGAACAAGTTTTACAGGTCTTGTTACTTTTGCTAGTAATAATTTTCAGTCTGGAGGTAATAATCTTTTTGATATTACAGCAATTGATGGTAGTACAATAACAACAGGCACAATAAAAGCTAATGGAACTGCAGTTGCTGGTAGTACGAGTTTCACAGCAAATGGTAATGCTTTTACTAGTGCTGGTAGTTATATTAACTTAACCAATGGAGTTATAGCTACACGAGCCTTTAGAGTAGATACAAGTGGTGTAGGTCACTTTTCTGGAGGAATAAGTATAGGTCAAACAAGTACTATGAGCTCTTCTTTAACCGTTGGAAGTGGCAATGGGTCTGTTACTATAGAGGGCGCTAATCAAAGAATTGTAATTAATGATGGCTCACGAAATAGAGTAATACTTGGAAAACTTTAATAACCACCAAAAAAATAACACTTGACATAAAATGTCCCTTTTGTTATAATTTCATCATGGAGAACTTTAAATGAGCGCAGCTACTTACAACTTATTCATTGACCAAGGATCCGACTTTGCGGTTGATTTAGTAATCAAAGAATCGGGAACTGCTAAAAATTTATCTAACTACGCAGGTCGTGGACAGCTGCGCTCGTCTCATACAGCGACTGCCGTTTCGGGGTATCTTAAAGTTACAGTAACTAATGCTTCTACGGGGTCTCTTAAAGTGGAGCTTCCGAATGGAAATTGGACAGATTCTTCGGGCGTTACTCGAAGTGGTTCAAAAGATATACCGGCTGGTCAATATGTATATGATGTAGAAATATTTACAAGCAGTGATGCGGTAGTAAAAAGAATAATTCAAGGAAATGCTACAATAAATCCTGAGGTTACTAGATAATGTCCACAGTTTCTACAGTAATTGAAGTAACTGAAAGTGTGTCAGAAATTGCTGCAACAGGCGACCAAATATCTATAAATCTTACTGACGACGTTACTACTATTCAAGCATATAATTTAGCAGTGCCTACGGCAGTTCCTGGAGTGATAGACGCTTCCAGTGTAACAGTACAAGCACACAATACAATCCCGTCTGGATTCTTAGACGAGGCACTAAAGATTTTAGCTGACCAAAGTTTTCGTGGCACTTCTGCACCTAGCGGTGATAGAGTGGAGCAAGGGGACATTTGGTACGAAACTGATACAGAAACTTTATACATCTACAGAGAGGTCTCGCCGGGTACATTTGAATGGCAACCCATAGCAATCGGAGCCGCAGACTCAGACACATTAGATGGAGGGCTTTACTAAGCCACAGGAATTTAAATTATGGCATCCACACAAACCATAAAAATTAAACGTTCTACCGGCTCTTCGGCCCCGTCTACGTTGGCTTCAGGTGAGCTTGCTTATTCAAAAGGAACGGATACATTTTATATCGGAGACCCGGGAGCAGCAAATACTCCAATTGCCGTAGGCGGTGCAATTAAAAATAATGCGGGAGCTCCTGTACTTGCAACAGGTATTACAAAAGGCGAGATTCAACAACTGCTCGATATAGAGCCTGGAGTAGATACTCTAGTACATGATGCAAACTTAGCCTCTTTTGTAAGTGCTTTTACTTTACCGACTTCAGACGGTTCTAACACTCAAGTATTACAAACAAATGGTAGTGGTACATTATCTTTTGGAAGCGTTTCTACTTCGGATGTGGACGTAAGTGTTGCAAATTTGCGTACTCGACTTACTGCAATTAGTGATAGCACTACTATTGGTGATGGTACAGATGTTACTATTACAATGGCTGGGGGTCTTACTGTAACTGGAAATCTTACGGTAAATGGGACTACAACTACTGTAAACTCTACTACCACGACTGTAGATGACCCAGTATTTACTCTTGGCGGCGATTCTGCGCCTGGATCTGATGATAATAAAGATCGTGGTATTGAATTTCGATATCATACTGGATCAGGTGCAAAATTAGGTTTCTTTGGATTTGATGATAGCACAGGTAAGTTTACTTTTATTCCGGATGCTACAAATTCTTCAGAAGTATTCAGTGGCAGTACTGGTATTCTCGATGCGAATGCTGCGGGTTTAGATGCTGCTAGTATTACGGAGGCAACTGCCGCTGTTAACACTGATTACTTATTTTTCTTTGATGGAGGTGCTTCTGGTACTTCTGCAAAAGAATCAATTGTAGATTTCATTTCTAGCATTTCTGGAACGAATGTTACGGCCTCAAACGGCCAAGTAACTGTTGCAACTGCAACTGCTTCTACAAAAGGCGTGGCGTCTTTTGATTCTGGACAATTTGATGTATCAACAGGGGCAGTCACTCTAAATACAATTGATGGCGGCACCTACTAAGGAGCGGTATAGTGGCAACGAATCAAGTAATAAAATTAAAAAGAGGTACCAGTACTCCTACTACTAGTAATATTGCTAGTGGTGAAGTTGCTGTAGATACTTCTGCACAAAAACTTTTTATAAATGATTCTGGTACAATAAAAGAGTTAGGAACTTCTGGGGCTCTTTTATCAAGCTCTACGGTTGCTATTAAAGAATTTGAATATACGGCCAGTGGCAGTCAAACAACTTTTAGTGGTAATGATACAGGATCACAAAGTTTAATATATACAGCTGGATCTATTATGGTATTTCTTAATGGAATATTACAAGATGATTCTGTGGACTATACTGCTACAAATGGAACTTCCGTAGTATTTACGACAGCATTAGCTGCAAATGATGAAGTTCGCATTTTAACTTTTGGAAGCACGGTAGATAGTGTTACTCCTACAAAGCTGGATGCTATTAGTACTGTTAATAATCAAGCGGCATACTCTATGACAGTAAGTAGTGCTGCCTATACTCCGTCACATCAAAATGCATTGATTGTGTCAATAAATGGTGTAACACAAGAACCTGGAGACTCTTTTACTATATCTGGGTCAACAATTACATTTGCTCCAGCTCTTGCTACTGGCGACGTAATTGATTATATAATAGATTTAGGAAGAAAACTAACTGTAAATTCTGTATTGGACGATGCAACCGCACTGGCGATTGCTTTAGGATAAAATTATGGCAAATACTTTTAAAAATGCTTTTGCAGCAAGCGTAAGCAACTCTTCTTTTGTAGATTTGTATACTGTTCCTGCTTCCACGACTACAATAGTTCTTGGGTTAACTCTTTGCAATAAAACAGCGAGTTCTGTAACTGCAACAGTTCAGTTTCAAGATACTTCAGCTTCAAATGCAGATTTTCAGGTAATCGATACAGTTAGTATACCTGCCAGGACGTCTTTAGAATTGCTGAGCGGGCAAAAGTATGTTCTTGAAGCTACAGATGTTCTGCGTGTAAAAGCAGGAACCGGGTCAGCACTTGATGCAACTCTTGGTATTATGGAGATTACATAATGGCTTTTATTGGCATACAGCCAGGAACTGCAATAGTAGGAGAGCTAGTAGGCGATACTACTCCTCAACTTGGTGGTGATTTGGATGTAAATGGAAATGGATTAGTTAGTGTATCAAATGGTAATATTGCAATTACTCCAAACGGTAGCGGTCTTGTACGCCTCGATGGTAACGTAGATATTCAATCTGGAGAAATTGTACTTAAAAATTCAGGTTCCGTTTCAAATATTAAATTTTATTGTGAGTCTAGTAATGCACACTATACTCAACTACAGTCTGCCGCTCATAGTGCTTATAGTGGTAATGTAACACTAACACTACCTGCGTCTACTGACACTCTGCTGGGTCGTGCAACAACAGATACACTGACTAACAAAACTTTAACATCTCCTAAAATAAACGAGAATGTAGCAGTTACGGCAACAGCTACTGAACTTAATCTTCTTGATGGAGTCACAAGCACTACAGCAGAACTCAACTACACAGACGGCGTTACGTCAGCGATCCAGACACAGCTTGATTCTAAGGTAGGAGCTAACTACACAGGCGACGTAAACATCACAGGCGAACTGCTGGTTGATAGTTACAACGAGACTTTTAAAAAGGTTTCTAGTGTTTCTTCTGTTAGTTATTATCAGATTGCTAGTGCCTCTCATACAAGAGAGCTTTCAGTGTCTTCTCAAGAGCCTTCCCCTAATGATCTAGCGTTTAACTCTGATGGGACTAAAATGTTTGTTATTGGGTATAACGATGATGAAGTAAACGAATATGCTTTATCTACCGGATTTAATCTTAGCACTGCGTCTTTTACTCGCAGTTTTTCTGTATCATCTCAAGACACACAGCCAGAAGGATTAACATTTAATAACGATGGAACTAAAATGTTTGTTTTGGGGAATGAGGGTACAGATGTAAATGAATATGCTTTGAGTACGGGATTTAACATAAGCACTGCGTCTTATACTCGAAACTTTTCTGTATCGTCCCAAGAAGCCGCCCCAGAAGGAATAACATTTAATAACGATGGAACTAAAATGTTTATTGTGGGGCGCACCGATGATGAGGTAAATGAGTATGCCCTATCTACGGGATTTAATATTAGTACAGCCTCTTATACTAGGAATTTCTCAGTAGCTTCCCAAGAGCTTACTCCTACTGGATTAGATTTTAATAGCGACGGAACTAAAATGTTTGTTATTGGAAGGACTAATGATTCCGTGTATGAGTACACTTTAACCACGGGGTTTAATATTAGTACGGCTTCTTATACTAGGAACTTTTCAATAGCCGCTAAAGAAACTTTTCCTACTGGGATACGTTTTAGTTCTAACGGCGGAAAGATGTTTATTATAGGCCATTCAAGTGTAAAGGTACATGAGTACTCAACAAGCGTTACAGCCCACAGCACAACCTTTGACTGCGAAAACGCTAACGTCTTTGAAACCGTATTAAGCGCAAACACCACTGTAGTCTTTAGCAACCCGCCAGCGGCAGGAACAGCTACGGACAGCACAGCCTACGCAATGTCACTCAAGGTTATCCAAGACTCTGGAGCCTCTGGATACACTGTAACGTGGCCTACGTCTGTTGATTGGCCTGCGGCTACAGCGCCCACCCTGACAGCTACAGCAAATGCCGTAGATCAATTCGTGTTCTACACCTATGACGGTGGCGCCAACTGGTACGGCTTTACAGCGGGGCAAGCACTGGGATGAGCGTAGGTAGGTTTTTACAGCAGGCGGCGGCTGGTAATGCTGGTGGTGACCCTGTTTACGTTGACGATGTGTTTTCAACGTACTTGTATACAGGCGATGGATCGACTGGTTCTACGACGAGCATTACAAACGGCATAGACCTTTCTGGAGAAGGTGGTTTGGTTTGGATTAAAAAACGAGACGAAAACCGAAATCACTTTTTGGTAGACACCGCAAGGGGCGTTAATCAAACCTTAGGTTCAGACAGGGATATTACGCCGCAGAATACAGTAAACTCCGTAACTGCTTTTAATTCCAACGGTTTTTCACTAGGTAGTGAGGGCGGTGTAAATGAAGGCGGCGGCGGTTATGTTTCTTGGACATTCCGCAAGCAACCGGGGTTTTTTGATGTTGTAACGTATACAGGGAATGGCTCTGCTAGAACAATAAGCCATAATCTTGGTTCAGTTCCGGGAATGATTCTTGTTAAAAACTTAAGTGGAGCATATAACTGGACTGTCTATCATAATGGTATGGGCGGGTATAATTACTATAACCATTTAAACAACACAGACTCTCGTTACAACAATACAGCCATTTGGAATGCAACCCCCACAAGCACAGTTTTTAGTGTAGGAACTAGTGCCAATACCAATGAGAACGGAAATAGTTACGTCGCCTACCTATTCGCCCACGACGCCCAAGACTTTGGCACAGACGAAGACGAAGCAATTATTAAGTGCGGGAGTTATGAGGGTACAAATGCAAATCACGATGTTGATCTTGGATTTGAACCTCAATGGGTTTTAGTCAAGAATATAGACGCGGCTGGGAATTGGGAAATCTACGACGTAATGCGTGGTATGCCATCCGGTACTAATGCAAGATATATAAGAGCAGACTCATCTGCGGCAGAAAATGGAACAGTTGAGTTTTATCCCACATCATCAGGTTTTACAGTTACAGGGTCTAACACAAATACTAATTCTAATGGTCATACTTTTATTTATGTAGCAATCCGCAGACCCCACAAGCCAGCATCAGAGTTTGCGGCTACTGATTTGTTTGCAGTAGACAATAACACAACATCAACATCAGCAGGTTTTCCCAACTTTGTTAGTGGTTTTCCTGTTGATATGGGCCTTGCAAACACTGTAGATGAAACGGGATATACTGCATTATCGTCTCGTCTTACTGGTAAACAAATGTATACACCGGCTAGTGATGCTGAAGAAGGTAGCCCTGAATATGACTACAGCACCGGCTTCAAAGAGGGTGGTTCGTCAACTAACGCTGATGAATATGGATGGATGTGGAGGCGCTCGCCGGGGTTCTTTGATGCTGTGGCTTATAAAGGCGTAAGTAGTGGGGTTGTAAAGCATAATTTAGGCGTTAAACCTGAGCTTGTAATTATTAAACAAAGAAACGCTATTAATAGCAATAATCGGCATTGGGCCGTTGGAGCGCCAGACATACTTGGTATCAATGCCAATACGCTAAGCCTTAATAATACTTATGCTAATGGAACGCTTAATTACAATATGTTTGATACAACGGCGGGACAAACAGCAACGCAAATAAAATTGCATGGCAATGAGAATGGTATAAGTAGCACTTCTGGAAATTACATAGCCTATTTATTTGCAACAGTCGCAGGAATATCAAAAGTTGGTAGCTATACAGGCACAGGTAATGACCTAAACGTAGACTGCGGCTTCAGTGCTGGCGCTAGGTTCGTGTTGGTCAAGCGTACAGACTCTACTGGCGATTGGTATCTTTGGGATTCTTCACGAGGCATTGTGGCTGGCAACGATCCATACTTACTACTGAATAGTACAGCGGCCCACATTACTAACACAGACTACGTTGACCCACTAGCCAGTGGCTTTACGGTGACATCATCAGCGCCTGCGGCACTTAATACCTCTGGCGGCACATATATATTTTACGCAATCGCATAGGAGATAAAAAATGAGCGAATACAGAGTACGAGCAAGCGGAGAGCTCAAATCCGAAACAGATCTCCGACTTGAGAATAGAAATGTTTCTTTTCCAAAAGTATGGAATACAAATGTATTTGAAGCTTTAGGAATTGATCCTGTGCTTGCTGCACCCGCTCCGACCCCGAGCGGAGAATTTAAAGTAGTTGGCAGAAATGGGGCAGTACAAGATTCTAATGGAAACTGGGTGTATGCGTGGGCTGAGAGAGAAATGTTTACAGAATACACAGATGAAGAAGGGAATGTACAAACTGTATCTGCACAACAAACAGCGCATACAGCTAGAATAAACAATGAAAAAGGAATTCAAGAACGCTCTACACGAGACAACTTACTCAAAGAAACAGACCATTTTGCACTTTCAGACGTAACAATGGCAGATGCAATGAAAACATACAGACAAGCACTTCGAGATGTGCCGCAGCAGTCAGAGTTTCCAAATAACATAACCTGGCCTACAAAACCGGAGTAATAAATGTCAAAGTCAAAAGGCAGACTAGTTGCAGAATTTTTAAGAGGACTTAATAGCGACGGTAAGTTAGCAGATGCCGCATCTCAAATTGCGGATTCAACTATTACTTCATCAAAACTAGCTCCTGCTTCATTAGTTACTGAATCAGAAGGTATTGGAAATAATGATAATGATACTACTTTACCTACCTCTGCAGCTGTTAAAGACTATGTTGATAATAATGCAGGAGGCTCAGGCGCTGGTGTAACTGTATACTCTACTCTGGACAACTTACCCGCCCCCTCTTCTGTATCAGAAGGCTCCATGGCTCTAGTTGATTCTACAAATCGTTTATATATTCAGAGCGACAATGGTTGGTACAATATTGCGATAGTCAACACAACGCCTACTATCAGCGGGGTTAATTCTAGTTATTCACTAGCGCAAGACGGTACCGCAACTGTAGTTACAATGGTGGGGACTGATGCAGAGGGGCTGCCGATTACTTATAGTATTGCTTCAGATACCTCAGGCAGTGTTGCGGCTGTCACTCAGGGAACTGGCTCAAATACAAATGTATTTACAATTACTCCAAGCACGAGTCAATCTAATGCAGGGAACTTTTCCCTCACATTTAGGGCAAGTGATGGGGTAAATATTGCTTCCGCAGTTTCTCAGTTTACTCTGTCATTTAGTGTAAGTGTAGAATACTTAGTTATCGGAGGCGGTGGCGGTGGTGGAGCCGGGTCAGCGGCCGGTGGTGGAGGCGGAGCTGGAGGTTATCGTACAGGCACTCTTGCTTTAAATGGCGGCACGTCTTACTCCATTACTGTAGGCGCAGGTGGCGCGGGTAGTACAAGCCCTGACAACAATAACGCTTCTAATGGAAGTAACTCTGTGTTTTCTACCATTACAGCTGCAGGAGGCGGTGGAGGAGCGGGTACTGGCCCGCAAAATGCAAGCCCTTCATATTCAGGGCCTGGACTAGATGGCGGATCCGGGGGTGGTGGCCGTTATGGAGGCGCTGGAGGTAGTGGTAACACCCCCAGCACGTCGCCGTCGCAAGGTAATGATGGTGGTGACTCCACCCAAACCAATGCCAGAGGATCTGGTGGCGGAGGCGGTGCTGGTGGTGCAGGAGCAGATGGTACATCAAGTGCCGGTGGTGCCGGGGGTGCTGGTCTAGCTTCTTCTATAACAGGTACTTCTGTAACCCGTGCAGGCGGTGGCGGCGGTTCTACTTGGTCCAATGCCGGCGGAAGTCCGGGCAGTGGCGGCTCTGGCGGAGGTGGTGCAGGCGCACCTCCATCGGGCGGTACAGCTTCTGGAACGGCAGGTACAGCTAATACTGGCGGTGGCGGTGGTGGCAATGGTCGGGGAGTGGCTGGCCCATCGGGTGGTTCTGGTGTAGTAATTATTGCAGCACAGCAAGCCGCCGCAAGTGTCTCAGGAACTTATAGTCTAGATACTAGCAGTAGGTCCGGGTATCATGTTTATACATTCACAGCGGGCACGGGCAGTATTACTTTCTAATAAAAAAGGGGCTATTCAGCCCCTTCAGATACCGGCTCAGGTGTAACTTGAGGTTGAGCCTGTGATTGAATTTTCGAAATAACTGCCATACTTGTTTTTGCTGGCAATTCTCCTAAAGCATTTAATACCATATTTACTTCATCTAAAGAAAGATCAAGTTTTATACTTTCATTCATATTTATTCCTATTTAAATATATCTTGCCAGTTTCCAGTAGTGCTTGCTCTGGCATATTCTGTAGCACGGTTTTCAAAAAAGTTAGTATGCTCTACCCCGTTTAACATATAGTCTAGCCAAGGTAGAGGATTCTCTTCGCTTCCAAAAATCTTTTTCATACCCAAACCAAGAAGTCTACGATCTGCAATATAGCGAATATATTCTTTTATCTCTTGTGCTGTTAGATCGGGCACTTCTGCGCCCTCAAAACATAGATCAATAAAAGCATCCTCTAATTCTACTGTGCGCTCTGCTGCACAATAAATTTCATACTTTAGATCATCATTCCATAGTTGCGGGTTTTCTTGAATAAATGTACGGAATAGTTGGCTCATGCCTTCGACGTGCAATGTCTCATCACGAACTGACCATGTTACTATCTGTCCCATGCCCTTCATCAAGTTATGTCTTGGAAAGTTTAATAAAATTGCAAAACTACTAAATAACTGTACTCCTTCTGTAAATCCAGAATAAATTGCTAAAGTTTTTGCAATATCTATAGGAGTATCCATACCAAAATTGGATAGATGCTCATGCTTATCCATCATTGCTTTATGCTCAAAAAACTTTTGGTACTCGTCGTCCCCAAAGCCAAGAGTTTCTAGTAAAAGTGAATAGGCTTCTTGATGTACTGCTTCCATTGCTGCAAAAGCAGACAGCATCATTCTTACTTCAGGCTGCTTAAATGTTGGAAGATAATGCTTGGCATATCCACAACAAACATCTACATCAGCTTGAGTAAAGAATCTAAAAATTTGATTAATAAGTCGACGATTCTCAGGAGTCAACTTATCTCTATAGTCTCGTAAATCATCTGCAAGATTAACTTCATCAGGTAACCAGTGCATATGTTGTTGAGTCTTATAGTGTTCGTAAGCCCAAGGATAATTAAAGGGCTTATAGTATTCTCTTTCTGTTAGTAAATTCATTATTTATCCTTCACACGCTAAACACGCGTCTTCTTCTATACTATCGAAGATATACTGACGAAGTGCTTCGTCCGATACATTTTCTGCCCTTTTATACGCTTCACTACGCAAATAGTACAGAGTTTTTACTTTCTTTTTCCAAGCCATCATATGAATGGCATGAAGTTCTTGCTTTGAGACATTTGCAGGAAAAAAGACATTTAGGGATTGACTTTGACAGATATATTCTTGTCTATTGGCTGCAAGATCAATAACCCATCTTTGGTCAATTTCAACTGCGGTTTTAAATACGTCTTTCGTCCAATCATCCAAAAAGTCCAAATGCTGTACTGAGCCGCCGTTAGTAATAATTCCTTTCCATACTTCATCATTATCTTCTCCTAACTCCTGCAAAATATGCTCTAAGTACTCATTCTTTTGTAAGCTAGAGCCTGATTTAGTTTTTTGAGTAAATGCATTAGCCCGATAAGGTTCAATACTGGGACTAGTATTACCGCATATAATGCTAGAGCTAGCATTAGGAGCAACAGCCAAGAGATGCACATTACGAACTCCATAGCCGACAGCATCAGGAGCTTCACCGCGTTCTTCAGCAAGTTTACGAGTTGCATTTTCTGCCTCCGATTTTATATGCCTAAACATTCTCATGTTTGCACTCTTTGCCATTACACCTTCAAAAGGCATATGATGTCTTTGAAGGTATGCATGAAACCCCATTGCACCTAGACCAATACTTCTTTCTTGCATTGCACTATATGCAGCTCTCCATAATTCTCTCGGAGCGTTCTCAATAAAGTAACTAAGCACATTATCTAACATATTTACTAAATCCGGAATAAAATTCGGATCGTGTTGCCACTCATCAAACTCTTCTAGATTTACGCTTGAAAGACAACATACTGCGGTACGATCTTCATCTGTGGCAAGAGTAATCTCGCTACACAAATTTGAATGATTTACTTTTAATCCTTTCTCTTTCTGACACTCAGGCAATCCATTCTGCACTGTATCACCAAACATAATATAAGGCTCACCAGTTTCTACACGATTCTGAATAAGTTTTACCCAAAGTGTTTTTGCGGATACAGTCTTTACAACTCTACCAGAATTAGGATCCTTCAAATCCCAGGAATCATCAAAACCCTCTTCCCTGGTGGCACCTTCTATAAGGGCCATAAAGTGATCTGAAACAACCACTCCGTGATGAAGATTAGTAGACTTGCGGTTAATATCCCCTCCAGTAGGTTTGCGAACATCTAAAAACTCCTCAATTTCAGGGTGAGACATATCGAGGTACGCTGCATAGCTACCTCGTCGAGTGACGCCTTGAGAGAATGCAAGCATCTCAGCGTCTACAACTTTCATAAAAGGAATTACGCCAGTACTTTCAGAACCGTTAGATGTCTTACTACCTACGCTTCGTATGCTATTCCAGCAGCCACCAACACCACCACCAACGCTACTGAGAAAAGCATTTTCTGTGTAGTGATTTGTAATCCCTTCTCGACTGTCTTCCACGAAATTAAGAAAGCAGCTAATAGGAAGGCCGCGGGTGGTTCCACCATTAGATAGTATAGGAGTACTAAACATAAACCAGAGTTTACTAGCATAGTCGTATAGTCTTTGAGCATGTTCCTCATCATTTGCAAAGGCTTTTGCCGCTCGTGCAAAAGCGTCTTGGGGAGATACTTCCCCGTCAATCATGTACCGATCTTCAAGAGTTTTTTTACTAAACTCCGACAGATATCTGTCTCGTCGATAATCTACTGTTACATTAAATGACACTTGTCATTCTCCTTTCAATGTCTGATAAATTATCAGTGCCTATTGCATCATCGCAAAAAGTCATTAAATCCATAAGCTCATAGTTTTGTAAAATCTGTTCTGCATTCTCATTTAAAGACTGAATGAATTTGTATTTACTAGGAATAGGGGCGGCTTCATAAATACTAAAAGCATTCCCGTATTCTTTTATTAACTGTACAGCTCGTTTGGGGCCAATTCCAGGTATGCCCGGAACATTGTCACCTTTGTCTCCTGTGAGGCATTTTAAAGAAATATATTCCTCTGGAGAACATTCATAGTGAGTATTCCAATTTTCTAGCGTGACTTCCTTCCTCGTCACATAAGAAAATCTGCTTACATCCTCTTGAATCAGTAGATCCCAGTCTCTATCACTAGATACTAACCAAATACTACCTAATTCGTACTTTTCTTTTTGTTTTACTAAATGTGCAGCAATATCGTCTGCTTCTACACCCTTATATCTAAGTACCTGGAAGTTATCTCCCACGACTTCGAGGGATGCTTCGTACTCTTCGAAGAACTCTTCGAAAGCGATTCTTTCTTCCTCTGATTGTTCAGCGAACTTGTCTTTTCTATTTTGTTTATACGCTGGGTGGATCCCTTTACGGTAGGTAGAAGAGCCCCAGTCTGCTGCCAATATGACTCGTTCACATTCATAGGATTTCCTTAAGCTTTTTACTGTACTATCATATTCATATCGAAAGTCAGTACGTCCTTGATGCTTCCATCTAAAAGCAAGATTGAGTGCATCTACAATTAGGGTGCCGTTTTCTATATTTAACTTTTCTTCAAAACTAAATGCCATTTAAAAACCTCGGCTCTTCTTTTTCTAGCCATTCTTCTGCAAGCATTACGAAACAATTTAACCACTCTATACGAATCCAACGATCTGTAGTTGCTTGAGGCGTGTCCTCAAATACTACAAATACTGGTGATCTATTATATTTAAAAAATAGTAGTGGTTCTTGATTCCCTTGCTCTGCCTGCTGCTTTACTTTGTTCCACCAGCGTATAAGATTATTTGTCTTTTTTGCTGTGAAAATTTTATCATTGAGAGGCGACTCTGAATAGTTTTTTACTTCGATACAAAATCTGTTTTTTTCGTGAGGCACATACAAGTCTCCTTTCAGATACTCTAGCGCCCCAGAAGCAGGGACTCTTTCAAACTGAAGTCCTGTCGACTCTCTTAACATATCTCGTACTAAATACTCACCACGAGCACCTTTTGCTCTACTATCCACCATCGGTAAACTCTTTTAATACGTCAAACTTTTCTTGGGCTTCTGCGAGCTTTGCTACTTGTGTATCAATGGCGTCGAGTATTTCGGGGTGCTCTCCAATACCAACTGGGTTTTCCAGATATATCTCGATATTTGCTTGAGCTTCCTTGATCTTCCCGAAGTACTTCGCTTGGAGGGCTTCCAGTATCAGTGTTTTCATTTTCTTCTTCCTTTTGTTTTGATAGTAACCATATTCTTCTAGCTGAAGACTGTCGACTCATTCTAGTGCGCTCACATTTTCTCGCTTAACGACTTCGATTTTTTCAAGAAGAGGATGAGTCCAACCATGACTTACTACATAAGTATTTAAGTTGTCTTCTTCAAGTAAAACTTCTACCAGCTTTTCTCTACCTGTTTCGTCGAGTACGTTTATAACTTCGTCCAGAAAGAGTATATTTATTCTGGACTTCGATATGCTACTCATAAGTTTACGAATAGCTATAAGAGTAGCTGTATTTACCCTAGCAAGCTCGCCAGAAGAAAGAGCAAGGATATCCACAATGTTGCCATTATCAGTGATCTGAACGTTGAGTTTATCGTTTGACACAACAAACTCCAAAGTGAATCGGCCATCTGATAGCTCCGCTAAGTATGTATTTACAAGCTCTTCTAGCTCTTTGACTAGATTTTCAATTTTATATGCAATGAGACCGTTTGTACTAAATGCTTTTTTCAATACTTCTAAGTTTGAGTACAAAGAATCTAAGTTAGAGAGACTACTCTCTGCTTCATTTAATTGATTGATAAATTCGTCTGTTTGCTCTTGAATTACTTGGATGCGTGTGTTCTGTCGAGTTCGTCTTTCATTTTCCTTTGCCGTGCTCGATATACACTCTTGCACCGAAACCAAGTCAGCTCGTACTCTCTCCAAGCGCCTTTCGAGCTCTCCTTTATCCACGAGGGCCACTGGGAGAGTTCGGTCAACACTTCGGTAGAGATCTTCCCAATCTCGCTGCATTTTTGTTTTATATTCAAATTGCTCATTTTGTCGCTTAATTTCTTCAATTCTTGTTGTAATGTCACTCATTTTCTCCTGTGCGTAAGAAATCTTACCCGTCTCTTCCGCAATCAGTGTTTGTTTAAAAGTTTCTGGAACTGTTTGCTCACAAGTTGGGCATTTATCTTCTAAGTCGTGCAACTTTTTAATAAGTTTTCGTGACCCCGTTACGACCCCGTTTAAGGTTCCTAAGTCTGCTTGTAAGCCATCATAGGATTGTTTTTCATTAATTTCGATATTCTGAACTTTATCAATATCAATATCTTTCAACAGCTTTATGTACTGATTATTTTTTGAGATTTTTTTATTTTTTTCGGAAATATTTTCAATTCCCATCGTTAAAGAACGGAAATCCTTCTCAAGTTCTGCCGTATCATTTTCAATTTTTAACATTGGCAGTATATTGGTATCCTCTAATTTATTATCTGTCAACCATTTTTCTACTGTTGCTATCTTTGATCGAATCCCTGCAATTTCATTTGAAAGCTCTCTTGAGGTATTTTTAAATACTTCAAATAGTTCTACATACTCTTCCAGGTGTAGTAAGTCAATCAAAAACTTTTTACGAGTCGTGTCAGTAGCCGTAAGAAACTGTAGACTGGCATTTGTATTTTGATAGACTAGTTGAGAGAAAGTTTTGAAATCAACACCAAGAATATCTTGAATTGTTTTAAAAGTGTTTGTAGCTGTATGACTAGAAATATCGTCTCCATTTTCTACTAGCTTGACTTTTATACTTGACTTTCTATCAATTTCGATACTATACTCATCCGTATCTTTGGAAAACTCCAAATAGATGTGATAGCCATTGTTTACATAACGATTCGGAATGTCTGCCTTTTTAATACCTTTTGAGTTTTTATTAAATAAGGCTTCCTCAATAATTAACGGTATAGAGGACTTCCCCATACCGTTAGTGCCAATAATTTGAGTTACTGTATTTTCTTGTAGGTCTAATATATTGTTAGAGCCATAGCTAAAACAATTATCCCACTGCAACTTTTTGAGCGTAATCATTAAAAGTACCTACTATACTTTGTATTTTATCTTCTTCTAATTCCAAGATGTATGCAAGATATTCTGCCAACTCTTCTTGGATGCTCATATCTTTTTCTATTACTAAAGTTGCTTCACTACTACGCTTTACAACTTTTTTATCTAACAGCTCACTATTCTTAATAGCCGCTAGATCCTGAATATCTCCTTCTATCTCATAGATTGTATGATGAAAGTCTGTAGGAATCATTTCACTTGGATCAGATACAGTTTTACGAAGTAACTGTGGTAGATCAAACGGTTCCCATATCCATGACCAATCATTTGGATTAATCAAGATACAGCCTGTCTTTACTTCTGTTCTATGAAAAGAAGTAGTCATAGGCGACCCAGGATATACAATATTTTTTTGGGTGTTACTATGTGCATGTAAATCGCCTGCGAAGACGATTGGAAAATCCTCAAATCTGTCTAAGTCCACCTCTGGCTTGACGTGCGGAGGTATCTCTCCTCGTACATGAGTAAAGAGTGGTTCTGTTTGTATAAATTTTTCAATGCTTCCTTTTCTATGTAAGTCGGCGTAAGGAAGAACGCCAAAACCAAAATCGGAATCATGATAGGAAATATCCACTATTTGTACTAAAGGATTAATATCTCTACTAACCTGCTTTAGTTGAGTAAAAAATGTTTTGTTTTTCTTCGTAGCTTCGTGGTTGCCATCATAGATAAGAGTGGGAATCTGTACTTCCCGAATAAACGAGAAGTACAGCTCCAGCTCTTCCATGTTTGGCAGACGGTCAAAAAGGTCTCCACCTATGACATGCATATTGCATTGTTTTTCAAGACTGTGAACTTGCTCAAAAAACATTTTATAACGGTTGAGTGCCCACTCGCGTGGAACATTCTTTTGACCTAGCTTTAAATGCCAGTCTGCCGTAAAAAGAATCATGAAATAGCAAACTCCGCATCAAGTGCTTCTTCGTCGATTTCATTTGTTGCGGGCTGTCGAATACGATCCAACAGCTCTTTTTGAGCATCAGGAGTAGGACGAGGCATAACATCGTCCATAGACTTCAGAGAGGCTACAAGTTCCGCTTCCTCATCAGTCAGAGTGCGGGGCTTGCACTTCAATACTTGAAGTTGATACTCTACATTGTAAGCCAGCGGACCAGTCTTAACTCGCTTGAACTTAACATCCCAGCCAGTCTCAGGGTCAGTAGGGTCTCCAAGATCCTCTGCAGCAGTAAGAATTTGCTCCCACAGCTTCTTCTTGAGATTGATTACTTTGACTTCACCATTGTGAATGCACTGCATCGCGTAGCTCCAGCCACACTTCAGATCAGGGTAGTACTCACGAACCCAATCTTTTTCTTTATTGTTGAAACGTTCTTCGTTACGATCAAACGACATACATTCCAGAGGAATATTCTTATCGTTTTCACCTGTAACCCAGTATACATATCGAGCAAGAATATCGCCTACGAGACGTACTGAGTTGTCACCATCTTGATAGCCAAAAGTGGTGATGTTAGATTTTTGGGCAGCGCCCTTTGACTTGTTAAAGCTTAATGCCATTGTGTTTTCTCCTTTGGGACTTCTTCATATAGAAAATGTATTTCATTATCTTCGATATAAAGTAGCCTATCGTCTTCTAAGTGTTCAAAAGGATCTAGTGGACATTCCAAGAGATCTAGCGTTGTTTTGTCGTTAATAAGAAACTCTGCTAAAGACCTCATACTAGCCAAGGCCAAGTAGAGAGCAACATCACGACGAGGGTGTCTAAATGAATTATACAAAAGAACATCGGGATGTGCCAAGAACGAATCGCCTGTAAAGTTTAAGTCAGAAAAACGGTAAGTAGGATCAAACCTATTTTCCGGTATAGACTTTTTTACAAGCATCTCAAAGATTAAGAAGATTGTACTTGGTTTACCCGATGCTGCGGTAAAGATTTTTTGCCAGTCATATAGAAGCATATATTATACTAAAAATTAAGGTTATTGTCAAGAACTATTTTTCTATGTTTGAGTTATTTTCCAACCCTGCTTTATATAGTAACCCATTCTATTTGAAGCCTGCTTTCGAGCAGTATTTCCTTTTAAGTGAATATCTATTATTACAGGGGTGGGTTTTCCTTCTTGCTCTCGGATAACTCTTCCGATGAGCTGGGTAAGAAGGGGTTCGTTGTTGATAGGGGTACCGAGTATAAGGACAGAGAGGGAATTGACTGAAATTCCTTCACTAAATATCGCTTGAGTACCAAACAGTATGTTTTTATTTCCGTAGTTAATTTCATCAAGAAGGGTTTCACGTTCTTCATGGGGTACTTCTCCTGTTACACAAATTGCAGTTTCTCCAACTAAGGCAGAGCAGTTTTTTAAAAAACTAACTCGATCTGAAACTACTAATACTTTGTGTCCTTTTGCAGCATAAAAAGAAGATAACATAGAAATCATATGTTTATACTCCTCATCATTTGCAAGACTTGTTACTCTATTTGCCCAAGGTATTCTAGCTCCATCCATAAAACGAACATCTGATTTGATTATATGGACTTTAGGTGTCATAAAATTTTCTTTTGGCGGTTTAAATATTTTACTTCCAAAGTAATCACGAAATACTACGTGCTTACCATCTTTTCTTTCAATAGTGCCCGATAAGCCTATCTTGTATCTTGCGTAGCTTGTGTCAATAATTTTAGAAAAAGTGGGGCTACTTACATGATGCATTTCGTCAAGAATAACTGTACCAAATTCTTTCTGAATCTTTGGAATGTTTCGATAAAGGCTCTGTGTATTTCCAATTACAATTGGAGCATCAATATCAAATTTACCGCTTCCTATGATTCCAGGGGTAAACCCATATACTTTCTCTACTTCTTTTGCCCACTGATTTCGCAGTGGCACGGTATGGACAACTACTAATGTTTTTTGCCCCAATTTTCCAGCTATTGCTAGCCCGGTGAAGGTCTTTCCCCAACTTACCCACGCATTGATGATACAGTTATCGTCGAGTTCTTCGTAGACGGCTTGTTGAGAGTCGCGGAGTACATACTTAAACTCAGGAAAATCAACAGGAACCACAGTCCTCTTGTCAACAATTTCATAATGATTAGGTATAAGATCCGTTCTTCCGATGGGCATTGTTACTAAATTTTCTCGTACCCGTGACATATTTTTAATAATGATCGGAGGATCATTAGGGTTTCGAGGCATAATTTTATATGTAAGTTCTTTAGAGAGCGTTTCTCTAAGCTCACGATTGCATTCTAAATATATACGATTACTAATTACTGCTTTCACGCGGTACACACATATAATATTACTAAAATTATAACTATAATATCTAGTTGCTGAGACAGTCTCATATTTTTCTTCTCGTTGGTTTTTGATACGTTTCGGAGTAGCAGTATAAAATCCACGGCCAAGATTCGATATGTAAAACACCCGCCCAAGTCATTCCCAAAGGCGGGGGACGAGGAATTGTAAATGGCGACTTAATATCTTTTAGCCACAATATGGAAACTACTCCTTTCTGCTCTACTTTTCTTATCTTATAATACTTTAAAGCAGAATTTCTTGTTTTTTGATAGATAAAAGGGGTGCCTTTTGTATCTATAAAAGTTTTATCATTCTGCTTTAAAATACCTGTAAGACTGGCTATTGAATGCTTCAACGGAAATAAATCAAATGAAGTTTGTGCACGCCTTATACCAAGAGTTTTTCCTTTTTGATTTCTGTCATCTAAAACTTCATTATCTAAAAATAAGAGCCCGTCTACAAGCTCCCAGTTACTGTTGGGAATCTTGTAGACAGGAAATGTTATTTTTGTTAAATTACTATAGTTTAGTATCAAAGATAGAACTTCTCATATTTACCCATTGAGTAATCCTCTCCGACTTCAAAGTCACAACCAACCGGAGCGCCTGGAATAGATATACCTCTATCCATCTGTATAAACTTCTGTAACATTTCTGAATAGAACTCAATCTCATCCTCTGGAACTTCTGCTAGAATTGAGTCGTGTACTAAAGCAAAGATTCTTGCCTTCATTCTTTGACTCTTGATGAACTGTCCCATATCTATGGCACCGAGCAAGTTGATATCACTAGCAGCAGACTGCACCAGAAAATTAAGACCAGACCTAATGCTATGACTCTTGATGCCTGCGTCTGACGATTTAACATTAGGCAACCTCCTTTTCCGGCCAAAGAAACTATAAATGAATCCATTTGCTTCAATAAATTTTTGATTGTTGTCAATCCACTTTCTTAGTTTGTGGAAGGAATCAAAATAGTCATCAATAACTTCTTTTGCCTCTTGTTGGCTAAAGTAAGTGCCCGAATCCTTAGTAACTTGCTCACTAATCTTCTTTGGCCCTGCGCCATACATAATACCAAATGTTACTGCTTTTGCAGCCTGTCTTTGTGTTCCATAAAACTCTGCTACCTCTTCTACTTCACAGGATAATTTGAAAACTGTTTTTGCAATTGTACTGTGAAAATTACCACCACTACGAAATACATTCATTAGAGCATTATCTTCTGCAAGTTTTGCTGCAACATATACTTCTGCAGTAGTCAAGTCCATTGCTACAATCTTATGACCTGGAGCTGCTTTAATACATCCTTTTACAATAGGATTATCACGAGGCAACTGCTGCATATTTAACTTACCACTGCTGGACAACCTGCCGGAAGTAGTGCCATGTAGATTGAAATTTGTTCTTAGACGACTATCTTTATTTAGCTGTGGAATAATCTTGTCTAAGTAAGTGTTCTTGATTTTTGACTTTTGTCGAATATCCAGAATAAGTCCGGGTACCTCTGATTGTGACTCCAATGCTTTAAGTACTTCTGCATCTGTTGAGTCTGCGCCTGTTCCTGTTTTCTTGCCTGTTGGCCTTAATCCTAGATAATCGAATAGTAACTTACGAAGCTGAACAGTACTATTTGGATTAAATTCTCCATCATTTGACTTCTCAAACTGACGAATCTTTGGATTCTCATACAAAGAAATGATAGCATTATCAATGTCGTGTTGCATAAGGTACTGAGACTTTTGTAGTCGTCCTGCATCAAAAGGTACTCCGTTGTCTTGTGTATCAATCAAGAAGCGGCAACCTGGGATAAGAATGTTATCGTATACCCATGCTAACTTCTTATTCTGCTTGATCTTAACAAACTTTTGATAGATCATTGATGTACATACGGCATCCATTGCAGCATAAGTTTTCATTACATCAAAAGGAATCGAGCCCCACTGAAACTCTGCTTTCAATATGCCCCGCTCTTTTCTATATTCATCAATCCAGTCATACATGGGCTTCTCGTAATCTCCATAGGGAGTATACTTTAGCGATAGTTGTTTCAAGCCATGTGTGCCAGGGTTTTCATCAATCAAGTAATGAAGCAGCATGGTATCTTCAAAACTTGGAAATTCTATATCAAAGTGATACTCAAAAAATGCAATATCAAACTTTGCGTTATGAAATACTACTGTCTTTTTACGGCATAGCTCTGCCAATAATTGCTCAACTCTGTCATCAAAACATTCAGTATCAATATAAGCCCCAGTAGCCCCGTCATAGCAAAGGCTAATACCCAACATATGACCGTCCCGAGGGTAGAGTCCAGTAGTTTCTGAGTCCAGTGCGATAAAGGTACTGGGGTGTTTGATAGCTTTCTTGAGAAATGCAATAGCTTCCTCTGTATCCTGAATACCAAAGGCGATAGAATCATCGATAATGACCTCTTCTATTTCTCCTCGAATATATGCAATGATGTTTTCTTTTGAGGATTCCCAAGTATTGCGGGCCTCCGGTTTAAAAGCAAGCATTGATGGATTGATTACAGGCAGAAACTTTTCTTCTACCTTCTTTCCAGAATATTCTGTTACGGAATTAATTTTAGTAAAATACTTAAGTGCGTCTGACCCTACTAAAATAACCCAATCATATAAGTCTGTGTCAATATCAATATCACAGTCTCGCTTGAGTACTTTTTTAATACTTGGGTCTGAACAGAGTTGAAATTGATCAAACTCAAAAGCACCATCAAATTCTTGTTTGAAATTCGTTCTACTTGGTTTGGTTTCTATTAGAGCAACCTTTAAGCTCGTCATACTATACTCCTTTATAGAGTTTACTTTTTAACTTCTCCACTTGATTCTCAGTAAGAGCGCCAGGGTCTATATCTGCTATATTAATATTTCGTGTTAGCAAATCTACATTCTCACACATCTCTTGAACTTTTATTGCGGCTGTTTGACCCGCTTCATCACCATCAAAGAATACGATGGCTTCTTCTATACCCTGGAGCCGAAGAATTGATAGTTTTTCCTCGTTGATGTTGCGAGTACCAAAACAACAAACCGCATTAGTAAGCCCTTTGTCATGTAAATTAAGCATATCATAGATTCCTTCCACAAGAATAACACTAGCTTGTATAGAATCTATCTTTGCCGGAAAGAGGGGCATTCGTGCCCCAGGCGGGCTAATTAAATACTTTGGGGTACCTCCTGTCATATGTCGTGCGTTGAAAGCAACTATCCGCCCAGACATATCACGAATAGGAAATACGATTCTGCCTATAAAACTTTCATGTTCTTGGAATGCTTCGAACTTACGATAGGTTTCTGGCTTAATATTTCTCCAATTACCCACATAAGGTAATGCACTTCGGGGAAAAGGCAAGCCCACACTTTCAGCTCTCTTTTCACGAATTTTTTTCTTTATAAGTTCCCTGCGTAAGTGTAGAAAACTTGCCTTTTCTCCAAAATGCACAAAAAGATTTCCCTTGTATCCACAAGAGAAACAATGAAATATGCCTGTAATTTGATCAACCCGCATACTTGGGTTACTATCGTCGTGCTCAGGACTTAGACACGATACTACATAGTCCTTACCTTTCGGTATAAACGGAACCTGCTTAGATTGTAATAACTCTTCTACGTTCATTAGCAGTCCGGGTCAAAAGAAGCCCACTCATCCATTTCGGTAGGCTCCTCATAATCATCATCAATACTACACAGCCACGGTCCGCTGTCCGGTTCGGAGTACCACCAGTCTTCTTCTAGAGCATTAGGACATCGTACAGGATTGCCATTACTATATCCGTCCCCTATCATATATTCTCCACAGTTGGGGCAAGTATCACGAGTATTCCAATGTTCCATAAGTGCGTCGTGCATTATCTTCTCATCCTTGCTAAATCTTTCATTTCTTCTTCGTTGATAATTGGTATCGCATTGGATTTATGCATGGTTCCGATACCCTTAACGAGGGTTCCCGTATAACGTGGGCTTTCCACCCTAGCGGCAACTCCAGCTGTGTCGGTAGCTGAGGGGTACTCAGGCATACACCTGCGGTAATTAACTCGTTGAGGCTCATGAATACTCCCTCTCGTGCTAACCTTAGTTTTTCGCGCATAATTACGCTTCTTTCTTCCCGTGACATCATGGCGTAACGATCCATACAAAATCCCCATAAAAAACTCCTGCCATTTGAAGATATATTATACCAAAAAATAGCAGGAGTGTCAAGAAATATTTTTAGATGTCGTTTATTTCTTCGCCAGTTTTATGTTCTTCTTGTTCTCTTTCATCTGGTGTAAGAGCTGTATCTGGCCCAATCTTTAGGCTTTCCCAGTTCATTGTAGAAGTAAATGTTCCCATTTTACCACTTCTCATTTTAGTACAATTAAAAGACATAACTGCATCTTCAGTCTTCCACGTATCAATCGTGAAAGCTGCATCTGCCGCATCAAGAATACCTTTAGCAAAGCGAGCTTCACCTGTTGCATCAATTTGATACGGACTGTAAATTGGAACTTCATATTCCTGGGCCATAGACTTTAATGCTTTACTTACCTCTATCTGCTCAGTCCAGTCATACTGTCCTGCGCGAGATGGTAGGTTGGAACGTTTTACTTGGTTGATGTAGTCTACAATAACTACTCCAACATCCATTGCACTTTTTACTTTTTTATCCAACTCAGCACGAATCTTTGAAATTGTAAGAGAAGCATCATAAACTACATCTAACTGTTGAGTCGGGAGAAGCTCATAGTTAGTCTTAAGTTCGTAATGTAATCTCTCAAAGTCACGATGGTCGTGATACTCTTTCAGTTTTTCATCTGCATCGACGAAACGATTCGCCCACCAAGCTGCTACAGTTTCCCACTCCTTAACACTGAGCGTTCGCTTACGAAGTTTATCGTGAGCAATACCTGTGGCAATGGCACAACATCTTTGTAAAATTTCACGACTATCCATCTCAATGGTGAAATAGATTGCCGACTTTCCACTTTCAAATACACTATTAGCTATATTACAGCATGTAATGGATTTTCCTGCCCCGCGTCGACCCCCGACAAGAATCAAGTCTCGGGGAGAAAACTTAAACTCTTCATCAAAGGCGGTGTTAAGACCTAAGGGCAAGTACTTATCCAATTCCTCATCTGGCGGGAACAGGGAAATACGTTGCATACTTTCCTGCGGCTGTTCTAGTTCTACTTTTTCTTCGATGTCTAGAACAATCTGGTGCAGATGGGATACTGACTCTTCTGCATCTTCAAAAGAAATAGAGGAGTCAATATATTTTTCAAGAGAGTATAGAATCTCTTTTTGAGTATACTCATTCTTGAGATACTGAAGCAGCATCGAAGGGTCTGCCTCAACATCAAGTGCTTCAATGGCGAGAAGTTTATCCCGCGAAGCTGTGTCTCGGATTTCAAACTTAAGATCCTCAAACGTGGGAACTTTATGAAATTTCTGAGAATGTCCATCAATTATAGAAAAGAGGGTATGGTACTCAGTAGGAAGATAATGCTTGCGCAAGTAACTCCAGGTATCAGCATCCTGGAGCATAATAATCTGTTTGATTAATGCGCTAGATATATTCACTTATTCCCCGAAACATAAAAATGCAACCGCAGTAAATACCACGGTTGCGGAAAAGAAAAACTACTTAGGAAGCGGCCTTTTCTTTTCGAGCTGCACCGTCGTAGTCAGAAGCTGACAAGCCACGACGAGTGAGCATAGTCTTGACACCGCGAGCAGTCTTGCCGATTGCTTCTGCGATCTCTTCAACGGTCATTCCTGACACATCACCGAGGTCAGCCAAGGGATCTTCCTTAGCGCCACCTTTGGTGTGCTCTTGACGAGGAATAGCGTCAATTTCACCTGATCGAAGAAGGCTAAGAGCCTTACCACGAACAGAGTTTACAGAGCGATCAAGAGCGTCTGCAATAGCTTCAACGAACGCACCATCATTTACCATATTGATAAAAGTTACTTCCTCGTCGGGAGAGTAAGTACGAACAGTCTCAACCTTAGGAGCAGGTTTTACATGATCGGTCAATTCCATAGACAAAATCTTGCCTTGGATAGACTTGGCAGAGAAAGCTCCACCTTCAAAGTTTTCAGCGATTTGAGCATAAGTATACTCACCGCTGTTATCTTGCACAAAAGTTGCAAGAGTTGCTTCTTGATCTGCACTGAAAGCGCGGTTAGATCGTGAAGAAGCGAGCTCTACTTCGTAGCCCATCTTTCGCAGCTTGCTAGAGATAGAACGAGTAGAAGTCTCAAGCTCTTCTGCTGCATCAGCAACAGTATCTTGAGACACGGGGCTTTCAGACCCCACAAAAGCTGTCAGTTGAGCAGTGCGCTCATCCGTCCACTTGGGAAGTGCCATATTTTTTCTCCAAATAGGATTGTAAATCCGTGATTATTTCAATGCCAGAATCTCTGGCCTGTTTAGTTTTAGCGGATTCAATGCCGCTCTCATTAACGAGAATTGTTACATCTTTAGTTAAACTAGACTTTACTACATAGCCAAGATTAACGAGTGCTGTGCCTGCTTGAGCCTTAGTCTTAAAACTCTTAAGCTTTCCGGTTATACAGACAACGCCTCTATCCATAGGGACTGGCAGTACGCCAGGAGGTGTAAACTTCATATCGAAGGGAAGGCACCCATCATAGAAACCATACCAGTCTTTTTTTAACCAAGTACATAAACTCTCTGTTGCTTTTGGGCCTAATCCGGCACGCTCACAAGTGTCTGCATTTATTTCATGTAAGTAAGTAACAGTCTCAGACAGCTTCTTCGTTGCCGTTTTTCCGATTAAATGTATACCAAAAGCAGGTAACACTAAATCAAGAGGAGCTGAAGCAGAGTTATCAATCTCATTGTACAATTTTGTACCGAGCTTTTCACCCAACTTCTCACAAAGTATTTCTTTGTCGCACATATAGACTTCATCAAAGTCTGTAATATTCAGCTTCTCTATTGTTGCAGGGCCAAGCCCTTTAATCTTCAGAGTCTTTGCAAAATGCTCGATCTTCTTTTGCTTCTGCGCTGAACAGTTACTGCCGTAACAGTAGAACAAATCATTGACAACAGTAAGCTCAGTACCACAGGAAGGACATTCCGTTGGTGGCACGATTTCTCTTAGCATTTAAACTTCTCCGAAAATGTAGAATATATTATACGAAAAACTGAGGTAAAAGTCAAGAACTATTTTTTGGGATGTCTGCTCTCCGAACGATTCTCGGAATGATGTCCCCACTACGTATTACCTCTACAGTACAACCAATTTCTAGTTCCAGGGAGCGAATGTACTCGATATTGTGTAGAGTTGCCCTGCCCACGAGAGCACCTTCTACTTCGACTGGAGCAAGTAGAGCAACAGGGCTGACTACGCCCGACTTACCTACTTGCCACACAACATCGAGTAATTCTGTATGCACCCCCTCCTTCTGCTCTTTGAGCGCAAAAGCGCCGCGAGGGTGGTGGGCTGTATGTCCCATTTTTTGAAAGGCTCTCTGAGAGCGCAGGCGGTATACTAAACCATCCGTAGGATAATTAGTAGCGTCGAAGTCTGTCACTACATTGAAACCTTCATGGGCCAATGCATGCATTGCTGCTTTATAGTCTGAGTAGTCTTTTTCAAACTGGAGGTCGTAAGCGACAAAGACCAAGTCTCGAGAGCGATCTCGAAACTCTTTAATGTCTTTGACGTTTAACAACCCCGCTGCAGCATTGCGAGCATTGGTGACGGACGAGGGTAAAACTACTTCACCAGTAATCTGTACCGATCCTTTCATAGGAATAGTACAAGGTACTAGTTCTTCTAATTTTAGGGTAACATCTCGGCCTAAGTTACCGTCCCCTCGTGTCAATCCAAGTGCAAAGTGTCCATTTACATACAGTAAAGACACTGCGGCCCCGTCCAACTTTGGAGTACAAACATACTCTGTAGTATTAGGGGCGTCGTTAAGTTCAAAGTATTTTTGTAGGGAATACATTTTATACAAATGAGGCACACCGTCTGTGACGGTATGGCCCAGTGCTTTATGATTCCACTTTGCTACAAGCGCATCATACTCTTCGTCCGAGATTATCGGGTAGCCCGAGAAGTATGCGGCTTCGCATTTTTCAAAAAAATCTTTCATAATTTCTCCCACTCAGACCATATATTATACAGAAAGAAGAAAGAAAAGTCAAGAACTATTTTATGTATAGGTTTCGAACAATGTCAGAAAAGTGTTCTTCCAGAATATCTTTACTTTCTGCCAATGATAAAATTTCTGTGAGTCCTATAAAAAGTTCCCTGGAATTTTTAAAATCAATTGGCATAGCTACTCCATCGGAGGAGGGCTTCCATTCTTCTTCAAAATCGAGATAATACTTTCTTAGATGTAGGTACTCTACACCTCTAAAAGAATTTACACTTAACCGTATTTGAACTTCATGTTCTTGATTATAGTGGATTACTCGCTCATACATTGGAGGGGCTTCGTGCAGATTCATCTTCGCGTACCGTTCTGTAAAACCGAAGACAATCCAAGAACACT